AGTTATTTGAGATTCCTGTATTTTTAAATAACTTTACAAATGCAAATGTATTAAACATCCAATATGCCAATTCAGAGACTTACTTAGGGGGAGTTCAGGTTGCAATAAGCAATAATTTCAATAATGCTTATTTGGCTTCAATTGCAAACAATGCAAACAAAGTTAACATAGGTGGAATAAATCTAAGTTCTGTTTTTGATAAGTATGCAGCTATATTAAAAGATTCTGGACTTGGCAAAGATTTTAAAGAAGTTATTAAAAAAGTTTTAACTCAGCAGTTATACTTGGCTAAAGAGCAAGACATAACTTTATCTTTAGATGATTATTTGATAGAGAATGACACTTATATTTTTGGTACAATAGATTCTAGATTAAAAAGAAAAAGTATTTTTACACAACTCAAAAATATTAAACCAAAATTAAGAACAATTATTGTTGAAGGTGCCGGAACAGTAAGAAATTTTGCGAAAGTAAAACTAGAATCTAATGAACAATTAGAGAATAGAATAAAGAAAAAACTTGGATTTTTTATAAAGCAAGAAGATGTTGATAGACTACTTAATAAACTAGAAGATTTATTCATTGGATTAGATCATTTAGTATTTACAAATATGGGAAATCTAAATATTGATTCTTTACTTTTATCTTTAGCTGTCACTAGAGCCGACCCTGGTTCTGGGAAAGCAAGAGAAAATAAATATAAAGAGGAATTAACACAAAAAAAACTGAGATTAGGAGAAGGTGAACAATTTGATCCTTTAGGATCTGAAATATCAAAACAAGAAGAATACTTTAATTTAGCAAATATGATGTTTACTTTGTTTGATATAAGAACTTTAGATGATAATAAAGGTCTTGACCAGGGCGTAGTATTCAAGCCAAAGCAATTCGGATTGAGCCAAGAGAACATAGCAGCAGAACTTTGGAATGCATTGAATTCACAGCAAATAAAACTAAACATCAAAACTTTGCCATTCTTTCACTTAGCAACATATAGATTATTAAACTTCAAGCCATGCTTCCTCTTCTCTAAGCAAGTAACTCCTATAAATATTAACTCAACAAACAACTCAACTAATTTAGACTTCTTCAGCGGACTCTATAATATTGCAGCAATTAAACATGTAATAAACACAAGAGAGTGTTACTCTCAATTCATGTTGCAGAAGAACGTAGGCAGCGGATACAGGTTGTAAAATGGAAATTAGAAAAGCATTAGTGGAACCTTATAGAAACAGATCGGGCACATCTCCCGACGCTGGACCAGTAGTTATTAATGCTGTTCTAAGGCCAGACAATCTTCCAGTCCAAGTAATATACACCTCGCCTACTTACCAGAGATACTTTTACGGTATGTTTGCTCCTCCCGCTGTAGGCTCAGAGATTTTAATTACCTACGATAAGGATAAAGACGAGTATTACTACATCAGCACAATAGTCGATCATGCATTAGATTTAGGAATTATATCAAAAGACTCAGAAGGTAATGCCGCCCCTCTTTTTAGGGAGTACAAGGCTTACGATGATGAGGGTAGACCAACTGCAATGTTCTTTAAAAATGAGAAGAACGCAGGACTTAAAATAACAAACTACTACGTTTCAGGTGATCCAGTAATCAACGAAGTTCAGGTTAAGAGCAGCAAGGGAAGTAAGCTTATCTTGTCAGATTCCCCTGCTGCTGAGTGTGTGGTTCTTCGTAATTCAGAAGGGGATGGGATTACGATAGGTGGAGATATAAACATCCCGTTCATACCTAAGTTTGATTTTATTCACCGTGGTATCGTATTTAATAGCTTAATGGGCCAACAATCTATAGTTACTAATGGCTCATACGAAGTTTCTATTACGGACGGCAGGGATGTAACAATTAAAAATGATTCAAAGGGCACTTTCAGAGCGTATAAAGCAGATGCTCAAAACATAGGTTCAGCGGACCCTGAGTACCAGTACGGAAACATAAATTTAGTAAGTAAGTACCGTGATATTAATATCTATACAGACAATCCAGCCCCTGCTTCCGGGCTAAGAGAGAGTAGCGTCTATGTCACTACCCAGTATGGAGTAATTCAAATTAAATCTGGTGGCGGGGTAACAATATTTAACTTAGATCCGACTAAAAAGATAACTGTACAGTCTGCGGGGGGTATTGATCTTCTTGCCGAGTCAGGAGATATAAACATTAGAGCTAATGCTGGCAATGTTAATATAAGTTCACAGGCTAACACTAACATTGTAGCAAATACCAACTTAAATGCGGCAGGAAATACAGCGACTAATATAGGCATTAGTTCTCCGCTTAACCTAAATAGTGGTGTAGCGATTCCAGCTTCTGAGCCTACTCGCCTACAACCCAAATTAAACGTAAAAGGTAAGTAATGGCAGCTTTTGATTTTAATGTCTTCAATTCAGTTCTTGGTGCTGGGGGAAATCCCCTAGGTGCTGTAGGAACGGCATTTGGAGTTCCTAGCTGCTTACTTAACTTGGGGCTACAAGCATTAAGATTAATTCCTACTCCCATTCTAATCTTAATCTTAAAATCATTACGTTCGGGAATGAGAGCAGCCAACTCTGTATTAGAGAGTATATTTGGTGGGTTGAGAGATTTTTTGCATCATATAGGAATTTTAACTGATGATGGCGAATTTGTACTATTTTCTAAATCCGGAGGTTTGGGTACTGTCGGAGATATAATTGGAGCACTTGCCGCACTTACAGGATTCCTTGCAGCACTGGGTGGAGTAGCTGGAGACTTGTACGCTAATTATCAGAATGTATCCCAGTATATCGAGCAAGTTAGAGATTGTTTAAGCGGTTACAAAAACTTTAGACGCCTCCAAGAAAACGGGCTAGATGAAACTCTGCCAATGGACCCACAAGCTTTTCAAGACTATGTAGAAAGCAGCCTGGGACCATCTCTTTACGAAGCTGAAGCAGCTATAGACTTCATCAATCGAGCGACTGTAGTCGTAGATGATATAAACAGTATTGTATCCGAGCGCAGAGCTAACCCTAGCTTAGAGCCGCTGTTTACTGAAGATGCTTGCCAATTCCTAGCGGGGACCATCATAGCTAATTCTTGCGTACTCACTCAACCTCAACTATCGGCTACTGCTGAGATATTCCGCCTTAATTTTGGACCACCAAAATCAAGCAAGGGTCAATTCATTCTATCAAACGACGGATTGTATTTTGATTCTCAAACTAGCGGTATTACTCCAGCATTAACATATCTTCGATCTGAGAAGAATAAACTCAATAAGGGCGATTTGTGGAAGATGACCCACAACCCCAATCTTGGTGGAAGAGGACAAGCATTCTCAATTAATGATCTAAAGTCTTACGTCAATACAATTTTAGATCCTAATGTAATAAGCGAAACACAATCTCTTAGAAATTACTACGATGCTGACGGATTCCTGCAAGAGTTAATTGGAAACAGAAACAAGAGACTGTATGACCTCTCTGCTCAAGTATCCGAGCTAGAGTCTGGGGGAGCATCCCAGGTAATCGTAAGGAATCTAAAGCAATCCATTGTATCAGAAAATGCAAGACTTCTTGCACAGATTAACAAGCGCAAGAAACAAATTCAATTAGCTGTAGAGCTTCCAAAAATTTACAACACTCGGGTAGAGTATCAAGTAGGTCAAGTACCGATTAATGACTTCTCGTATCTTGCAGGAGCTAATATCAATTTTGACATTGAACGTCAAAAAGCTATGGTATTCAGCCAAGTAGATATTTCGGGTGTTGTATCACCACTCCCTGTACAGTCTGTATTTGTACAAACCAAAGTATCAACTGACACTTCCCGCCTTGAACATTTAATTATCCCTGAGATTGGAGACGGGGCAATCATATTTGATGGTAGTGGGGCTTCGGCTATTGATGGAGTAATTCTACAGACTGAAAACTTTTTAACTACGGATTCTCTGATAGCTATGTACAACTTCCTAGATACAGACATAGAAGCACCATCTTCTACTGCCTTCCTATCTAGAAACTCAGCATCTCAATCGAATCAACTGTATGGGCAATTAGTCGCTAAGTCTGCCGCTGATGTATTTAAGGGTGGATTAGGCATTGCTTACTTTGACGGCATAACCAAGAACTCCAACACTACCCCGTCCTCTGTATCGGCTCTAGGAGCCTATTTCCGCCTCCCCAACGCCCCGCCATTGGACGATCTCCTGCAAAACAACCAAGGGGCCACGATAGATTTCTGGACTCATATTCCCGACATATTTACTAGTAGCGGAGTAGGCAACGTATCTAGCCTTTACCGATTAGTACTGGCGAATGAGAACGTAGGGTTTAATGGTACAGCTAGCTCTACAGATTCTGAGTATGTAACTAATTCACTAGGGACTGACGCTGTACGGGGATTCATTCTTGGGTTTACTAGGGATCGCAGATTAGTATCAGGCCTACCAGCCTCAAACAGCCAATCTCTTAATCCGGTATCTTCAACCAGTTTCTTCCTTGCCCCAACTCAATCAATTTCTGCTTCAGCCGCTACGCTTATTAACAGATCATTCTTTGATGGTTTGGACTGTAAGGCATCCACTACATACCACTCTATGGTTAAATCACTTAATCAAGAAATGGTTGATTGCTCATCAGACTTTTGTCACTTCTCAATTACCCTCAATCCACAATCTGATAAGCTTACTCTATACTTTGACGGGCAAGAAGTTGCTACTTCCTCTCTATCCTATGTGTTTGGAATCCCAGAAGGTACGATGCCTAACTTGCCAAATTTAGCCGCTGCTAATAGCTTTGAATATAATTTAACTAGCCCAACTGAATTAAATAGCGGACCAAAATTAAATAACCCAGGAACCAATTTCAAGGTAACCCCTTGGATTGTTGGTGGGGGATATACTGATGGATTCCAAAAAGGAAACTTCATGGGGGGGCAATACGGCGGACTAATAAGCGGCCTGAGAGGGTATCTAGGCAGTGTAAAGTTCTATTCTAAGCCTCTCACGCAACAAGAAGTATTAAACAACTACAATACTCATAAAAATTTCTTTAAGAACATAGATACTTCTAAGTTGAGTTAATTATGGCAATAAATTCAAACAGCAATCTTTATGGAGTTGGGGTAATTAAAAACCCTAGCAACCTCACTAAAAGAAGCATTGATAAGCTGTTTGGCCTTAGATTTCCTATGGGGGATGTGGATTCCGGCACCTTCTTAAAGAAATCTTCTGGGTTAAATGCTGTTAAGTCTCATTTGAGACAGTTACTTCTAACTAATAGAGGCGAAAGGGTGATGTTACCTGCTTACGGAACTAACCTGCGACGCTACCTAATGGAGCCGCTAGATCAGGCTACTTTGTCCAGCATCAAGAGAGAAATCTTTGAATCTATCAGACGATACGCCCCTAATGTCTCTTTAGATAAAATTCAAGTATTCCCTGGGAGAACAGAAACTCTTGAGGGTGGGCATTTCATTACGATAAAGTTGTTCTGCACTTTATTGGATGAAGATAGCATAAATTTTGATATCAACGTGGAAATACGATAATGGCATTCAAAGGCACAGTAACCTCCGATTTTATGAAACTTGTCAGCGTTAATGACGCCGATAAAGAAAATCAAATTAATTTTGCTTCAACAGATTTCGTAACACTTCGAAACTCGTTAATTAATTACATTAGGGCCGTATACCCACTAGATTATAATTACTTTGTGGAGTCTGATTTTGGGATGGTCCTCATTGAGCTAGTTGCTTACATGGGGCATGTACTTTCATATAAAGCAGATTATCTAGCTAATGAAAATTTTATCCGTACTGCTCGGGATAGAAATAGTGTAAAAGATCTGTTGCAACTAATTGGCGTAAGAATGAAGGGTCCGATAGCTGCCGCTGCCGATGCTAAATTAACTTTAGCCTCCATTCCGGGTTTAAGCAACCCTGGGGAGTACATTCAAATTACGCCACAGAATAGAGTAATTACTATAACTTCTCCTGAAGACGGACTTCCAATAACTTTTACACTTTACAAAGTTGCTGCGGATGGGGATATTGATGTAGCTAATTCTACAGGGGATATAAACTTATTTGACGCTGAGAGATCATCCACAACTGTATTCAATAATTTAGTACTCTTAGAAGGGTCGTTGGTTGTCGATACTGGGACTTTTGCGGACACAGAAGCATTGAAGAGCGTAAAGCTACAGCAATCTCCAGTAATTGAGGGTAGCGTTCAAGTTTTCGTAACAAGCCCAGGTAACACCAATGGAATTTACAAGCAAGTAAATAATATCTTTTATGCTTCTGGCACGGATGCGAAAGTATTCCAATTGATATCAGATGATGATTACGGGGCTACCGTAGTATTTGGCGATAATAATGTTGGCAGGAATCCATCTATTGGAGATCAATATACAATTACTTATAGAGTAGGTGGAGGTACTAGAGGTAACATAGGGCAAGGGCTTTTGAACGCTCAAATAACAACGGCAAACTATACCAACCCAGACGGTAATCTAACAATCGCAGGTATTCCAGGAACAGTCCAGAACACATCAAAAGGAACTGGAGGCTCTGATGCTGAGACACTAGAGAATGCGAAGAGGTATGCCCCTTTAGCTTTTAGAGCACAGAGCCGACTTGTGACATTAGATGACTACAAAGCTTTCGTAAATAACTACATCAGTTCTTACGGGTCTATTGGTAAAGCCACTGCTGCGACAAGAAGAGCTTATTCCTCAGCTAACGTAATAGACATTTTTGTCTTAGAGAAAGCAAATAACCTACAGCTAAGAAAAGCTACCCCTGAGTACAAGAGACAGCTTCTGGAGGCCATGCAAGACAGCAAAATGCTTACCGACGAGTTAGTAGTAGTCGATGGGTTGATCAGAACGCTAGACCTTAATATAACCTTAAGACTGGAGAAGAAGTACCAGTATCTTGAAGCTAATATACGCCAGCAAGTAAGAAATAAGATAGAAACTTTCTTTAATATAGACAATACTGATTTTGCAAAAGCATTCAATCCAGAAGATTTAATGTACAGTATTTTTGAAGTACCTGAGGTTAGATACGCCACAATAGATAATGTAAAAGAATCTATAAAAGTTGATTTCAACGAAATAGTTCAATTAAACAACTACACTTTAAACATTACTTATGTCTAATGTAACCAAATTTATAGATAATCGGCAATATCACAAAGCTAATTACAGCGATGTGATGAAGTATATTATCCCTTCTTTATACTATGAAGCTGATTTTGAATTAAATGAAAAAGAAGTAGACATACTAGATCAAGTTATAAATTCACATTTAGTTACAATAGGTAATTTTAGTTCCATAATTTCTATTAGTTCTGTGGCTGGTGCGTTTAGCTCAATTAATAAGGCTAGTGGCATAGCCCAATTTTTTGTTAAACAAAATTCTTTAACAGACATTGATGCTAACGATTTTGAACGAAAGATATTGCTACCCCTTGGAATGTCTTTCAGAGACTTTAATTCAAGTTCAGATTTTTCTGATTTCTTAAAAGATACGCTACTTCCCGGTATTCGACTCAACAACCCTACGCTAGATTTTCTTGATGGTGGGAGCAAAGCAAACAATCACACATATTTAATTAACAATCTTTCTTGGTTTTACTTTTTAAATTTGAGTGGGCCGATTAACCTAACTTACAATCCATCTAGCTTTGTTCACGATACTTTAATTGAGAAGATATACACAGGGCAAGAATTATCAACTAATGACGGATTAAGAGGATTAACTAATTATATTTGGAGAAATTACAATACTCAATCTTGGTCTTCTCTTTCCGTTCTACCAAATGAATTTAAGCCATCTGCTGGAAATACTTCTTCGATACACACAAGCGGGACGCAGCAGCTAGACAAACTTTGCACTTTAGTTGATATTGTTTATTCCCCACTTTATATTGATGATGGTGATTTTAGAGTTAGAGATGCAGTAGAGAATTATCTCCAAAATAGCTATCTGCTTACTGAACTAAAAAATAACGGACCTTTCTTACGATTATTGAAAGCTTTTTCGTTCGCATTTGCAGATTACTCAGACCAAGTTGATCGCCTTGAATCTTTGTACGATCTAGATGAATGCCCAGACCAGTATTTGCCGCTACTAGCAGACCTTATTGGTTGGAATCTATTTGGATCTGAACCTGACAGATGGAGACTACAGCTAGCAAATGCTGTCGAAATTTATAAGACAGTAGGCACCAAGAAGTGTGTTCAACTAGTTGCCGACTCAGTGTTTGGGGAGGATGTGTTTAATGCTAGCTCGACTATTACAGAGCTTTGGGAATCCTACATACCATTCTTAATTCAGTATGCTCTGGCAACTGAATCAACACTACTAAGGTCATTTGAAACATGGACTCGTCAATCTAGCCAGGATTTAGGGGTTGCCAACTTTAGTTCTAGTAGCATGGATGAGAACATTAAGCTTTGCGTTGATAAGATAATTAAAGATACCGTATATCAGTTTTCATCTAATTTCTTACTGGGCAATGAGCCATTTAAACTAAGTACTGAAGACTTTATATTTAATTACAGAGGAACTTTGAATCCTGTTCCACCATTCGAAGAAATACCTTACTACACCAAGGTAAGAGTTACTTCCGAAATGGTTGATTTTATTGCTGACAAATTAATCTGCTTTCAAGTCCCAGAGAGCTTTGTACTTCAAGTAGCTAATTACATAAAATCAAAAGTATCTAATCAAAGCTCCGATTTTAATATTCGTAGTAGCTGGTTATTCTTTACTTCTGGCATAGAGTATGCACCTAATTGGAACTCTGTAATCGCAGACATAACAAATACTAGAACTGATTATCTGCCTCTTTGGAATGGCAAATCATCTTTCTTTAGAATTAATCTAGATACTAGTGGGTTCGATTTTGGTAAAACTAGTTTAGAAGCTGACTCAAAAGAAGTTCTATACATAACTTCGCAATCAATAAAGAAATTTTCTCCTGCCAAAGCCGTCCCTGATGTCCTTGCAAGATCAAGTTACGAAGATAACTATACTACTATACCAGATTCTACAATACCAATTTTAAATATACCCGAAGCTGATTTTGCACAAATAAAATCAGCCAGCAGCGCAGGGTTAGCTGGTTTTGCCTCGTCCGCTCTCGCAATGTCAACATACAAAAGAGGATTGACTCCAACATCAATAGGATCTTTTTTTAGATCAAATGCTAATTCAATTATTGATACTTTGATGAATCCCACTGGAGTTACAGCAATCTTACCTAGACGAAACCACAGAAGAAGAGACTTTAAAAATATATTACCTAGGGAAGGTTATTACGATAGAACTGGATTTAACATGCCAATAAACTATCAAATATACAGTTATCAAAATTTATCTTTTTTTCCATTAGGGTTAGTTCCTTCCTCGTTAAGTTATGTTAATATACCTAATTACAATGAAATTCCTAACATATACTCTAAATGCGAAGATTTAAGTTCTAGTAACATCTATAATGGAGTAGCCGTAAGTGCCACTTTCCCAGTAAGAGGATGGGATTAATTTGAATTATGACTATAAATTTTAAAGTTATTGGTGTAGATGATGTAACTACAGACCCTACTGTAAGATTTAAATGTTCAACAAATGATAGGAAGAGTTTATTTATTGGAACTGAGAATTCTGTATCAGGTGTAGATATTTGGGAGTACAATGGAGAAGTTTGGAAAAAAATTACACAAAACTTTGATACTGTAAACTCTAAAAGCATAAATTCAATACTTTTTGATAACAATACTCTCTACGCTGGCACAGGACGAAACTATCAAGATTTTTCTTATGGAAAAGTTTGGAAAAATAATTCTCAAGGCTGGACCGATACTAATCTTCAATTTGCATCTAACGAAAATACTTTAATAAGAAAATTACTAAAATATAAAGACAATATTTATGCAGCGGGGAGTTATTTTTCATTATTTAAATACGGTGGATTATCTTGGACAAAACCCATAAATTTTCAAGTTACTGGAAGTCCTATAGGATACACTAATACAACTAATTTATTTAATTGGTTAGATTTAACTACTGATAATAATTATCTCTACGCAACCACACAGAATCTTTCATTTACTGATTCTTCCGGTGTAATAAGATATGACGGATCTTCTATAAGTTCTATTTCTCAGCCTGGGTTCGGAAACTCAAATAACGTAGTAATAACTAAATTAGCTTGTTTTAATAACTTACTAATAGCGGGTACATACAATGAAACTTCTGGTTGTGAAGTTTGGGTAAAATCTTTGGATGGACCAACTTGGGAAAAATTAAGTGATTCTGGATTTGGAAATAGAAATAATTACAACATAACAGACATTAAATTTATTGACAACAATATTGTAATAGCTACTCAAAATATTTATGGTGGGCAAATTTGGGCATATGACGTAATTATTAATAATTTAGATGTTCCAATAGGCCAAATACCAAATTTTGGTTGGGAGTTAATTTCTATAAATTCTGATGTAATTTATGATGGATATTTAATTGAACAAGTTGGAAATATAAATTATCTTATAGGTATTCAAAAGTTATTAGCTGTCCCAACCTCCGATTATTCTTTAATTTATAATCCAGCTCAAAGGGTAGAAAAAGGACTACATATTTGGCCTGATACTCCGGTAGGTATGTTGCCAATAGATGGTGGCGGTACTTATAGATTTGTGGCTGGTAATTCATTTAGAGTTGCTGTAACTGAGGGTACTATCTTTGACCCTGCAAAAGAAGTTATATCACCTTTAGCAACAGAAGTCTCTAGCCTTGCGTTGGTATCGTCAATTACTCTAAATTCATTTGGGGTTACGAGTGGATTTAAATGGCAAGAAATTTTGGAATGGAAACCAGACGTTAGTGGCTTACTCGGTCTTTCTAGATGTTCTATTACTGACGGCAATTGGTCTTCTATTTGCCAATACGGATCTGGAGTAAGTTATTTCGCTGGGGGGTCTATTTATTTTGATGAGGCAAATGAATTAGTTTTATACCCTTATTACACAGAAGAAGGGTATTGGGGTCCAACTTCTAATTTTAAAAATGCTGCTATAAGGTTAGCTGTTTCATTTGACAAAGCTGTAACTTTTTATGATTGCGGATATATTATTACCCCTACGGTTTTAGCTCGCCCAAATATACAATTTAGTTCTTCCCAAAGTTTATTTCCGCAGGGCATATTCAAAAAAGATGATTATTTGTATATTTATTATGATGGAGATCTTAATAACTCATCTATAGCTAATATACCTAATTTTTGTGTTGCGAGATCTTTATATTCGGATGTGATAAGTAGTGGATTGATTAAACAAAAAAGTCAATGGTTCAAATATTTTAATGGGTCTTACTCTCAACCTGGGCTAGCTGGTAGCTCTACTCCTTTGGAGCCAAACACATTCCCGATGTTCGGGGGCACTAACGTAGCTTATAATTCAAAATTAAATAAAACTCAATTTTTCATAGCTAGCCCAGCAGTTATTATTGATTCGAACTTTTTTATTTTAACTTTATTTAACAAACTTCAAGTTTGTAATTCAAATGATGGATTTAATTTAAGTTACCCTCAAATTCTGAATTTAAATACAAGTCCGATTGCTTCAAATTCTTACCATAGCTTGATAGGCGATAGTATGCATTTAGGTCAACTAAATAATAATTTTCAAGTTTATTCTATTTCTGGCTTATGGGGGGGAGGGTGGACTGGCCTAAATTTAGCAAGTTTTTCTGTATCTACATTAGAAGAATTAAATAAAGATAGATTTTTTATTAATTCAACATTTTCAAATAATTTTAAATTAGACTACACAAATGACAGAGGTCAGTTACACCCATATGTTGCAACTCTGCACCATGTAAATGAACAATCTAAAATTATGCAAGCTTCCGCTTACTACGACGATAATTTAGCGGAACTAGCACAAGATAATTGGTGGAGTAATAAGCTAGTAAATTATGCAAATACATTAACCGAGTTCAGTGGGGCATTCCCAAATTCAATAGAGGATTACACAACTTATGAATTCGGAAAAGAGTTCCATAAGCTATACTACGACTACACTCACAATTTTGCGAGGCATAGGCTAACCCCTAACGTAATGCAATTAGATGGACCTACAATATTTGCTCATGTGTACGGACCTATATTCTACAATTCTAACCTTTCAAAGAATGGTCCGTTCACTACTCAATACCCACAGTACATTGCATCAAGCTTGCTGACTGTCCCAGAACTAAATTCAAGATCTATATTATTCTCAACCTCAGGGTCCTCTTCGGGGACTTATATTGCTTCAACTGTGGCTGACGTACTTACTTATACCGATGGTGGATCACTCATACCAGAATTTAGAAATAGCGGTATTCTAAGTCATATAGAGTTTATCCATCCTTCAGGTGCTAACTCGTTTAACTCTTTTTCAGTGGTAAGATTAGATAAAAATAACAAGAATGGGTATAAGTACAATTCGTTAACATATGAGAATACTTTAATCAGACAAAAATCAACTAACTCAAAGAGTAGATTTTCTTTTGATTTAAGAAAATACTCCGTGGACACAAATCTTGGGTACGATGTTTCTACAAATTTCCTAACACCCGAGCACGAATTTAGCCTAGACCTTAAGTCTTTAATTTGTAACAACGTCGGGGAAGTTCTAGGCGGGGATTCTATCAGTGTCTGGGTGCATACTAAGCCTGAGGACGGAAAGATCTGGTCGTATACGCAAGACGGAAGATGGGTGCAGCATTCACTATCTGACGTTAAATCCTCCAACCTAGTCCAGAGCTATTGCCATGTCTTTAATTTGCCATCCCAAGCACGGGACACAGGCGCATCATTAAGATGCAATAGATTTAAATTAAGTGACAACCCAAACAGAGAAAATGATGTTATTGCATCATTAACTGAGTCTGAGTTTAATCAACTAAATATTACTTTCAATACTTTTAACAGAGATATTGAAGTGCCCCAAGAATACTTTGATAAAATTTCAACTAGTGTTCACCGGCTTAATCAAAATTATGTAATTGAAATATTTTCTAATTGCATAAGCCAAGACAAGTTTACTTTGTTCTATGATATTAAGTTGGTGGATATGACTTTAAACAAGTGGTCAAAGCCTCTAGTTTTGTCCAAGAATTGCAAAGATTATCGTGTAGATTTAGATAAACGACACCTGTACAATATTTTTAAGTATTTCAATGAGATAGCTGGTGCGTACTCCTCTTTTGGGTATGCAAACAGAACGGCTGCTTATACAAGCGGAGTGTATGAAGCTAGCGGTGGAAGCAGAATTAATTACGTTGAAAATCCAGAGTGGAATTCTGTAAGTAAATCATCTGCTGGACAGTTTATTAATAATCTAAACATAAATAACTAATATGCTAGTAGATGGAGCAGGACAAATTATTGTGGATGCGCTAACGGCGAATAGGAGCTTTGCTTCTATCCCGTCTGCTTCGTCTTTATTAGACGCTTCGAATTATACAGTGCAAGCTGTATCCTTCGGTAAGGATGCTGCTGGATTTCAATTTCATGGGCATCAGATAATTAGTCCATCCACTACGGTTACAATTAAAACTCTGTCTTATGGTCCAGTAAGTTTAAGCAGTTATCAAACGTCTACGACAGCTTCCGCGTTGCAGGGAACCTACGAGCTTCTGCCTAGATACCCTTCCCCGTTGGATAAAAGACTAGAGTTAAATAGCACAGTTACGGTTTATTCTTCCGGCGTGCCTGATGTAGGGCACTGCCTTAACTCTATACTCAGCCCATCATTAAGTGCAAACTATCATTTAGTTGGGTGCTTCCCTGCTTCCGGGGGTACAAACTTCTGGATGGTGTCTTCAGTAATTAATGCAACAGGGTCCGTAATCATCAGCGGAGTTTTAAGTAGCTTCTATAACGCTAACTTAATCATGGACCCGTCAGGCTATCTAACTTTTGCCAGCGGGAATTCAGTCACTCACAACTCTTTAAGTGCTGCAAATAACTATACCCAGGGGGCATTAAGATGCTGCGACCCTTCCTTCCCCTCTAGAGTCACGATTAAGATACCTTTAAGGAATGGCGATGCCGGGGGTTTACTTTTATTTGGCGGATTATACCAAGTAGGATTGTGGGTTTTAGACATAAAAGAAACATTAAAGCAGGCCGGATCTGCTCCATTTGCTTTTAATGCACTAAATAACAAGAGAAGATATAAGCTGTTTGCAAAGAAGACTTTTAACAAAGATTTGCTCTTTTGTACTGATTACTCTAGCAATTCAGGAATGAGAGCATTATTTGCGAATGGTGGGACGTTATTTAATGAAGGATCGCTAACTATCTCCTGGTACATTAATTTTGTATAACCATGAATTTAAACTTTTTAGAAGAACTTAACATTAGAGGACATTTAACTGTATCAAAACTTTACCCTGATAACAGGGAGGAAGTTGTGTTTGATGACCATAACATAATTGTATCAGGAATGGGTGTAGCCTTAGCCCACATGTTTGCACTGTCTGGATCTACGTCTATATTAGATTACCAAATTGACAGATTTCAAATAGGTGTTAGCGGAACAACTGGATCAGAAGTTGTACAAACAAACCAGTTAGTAGGGCCACTATCTTCTATGATAGAGTATGCTGGAGTTGCAGGCGAAGTTTTGACAGCATCGGCTAATCAAATAAGAAATAACACTGTAATAGGCCAGACCTATGTTTACGGGTTAATTCCTCAGCAGAATATAACTAGAGTAGATGAAAATACTGTACGTTATACAATTTTCTTGGATCAAGAGTCTTGCAACAATTTAACTAGAAATGCACAAAATGCTAATCTTAATGAGATTGGATTATTCGTTAAGAATATAAAGGGTGGTGCTCCTGACGCACCAATTCTTGTTGCCTATAGATATTTCAGTAATGTTAGAAAGACTTCTGATTTTGCACTAGTTTTTAGATGGAGTTTAAGTTTCTAAGATGTTTATTACAAGCGATATTTACACAGTTAATAGTACTGCTCTCAAGTTGATGAAGTGCTGGACTGATAAGGTCACCAAATTTGATTCTAGCTCTTTTTACAACTGGGAACAGGATAACATGCCTGTATATGACTTAGAGGAAAGAACCCATTACCTATGGGAGAAGATTGGATTCCCCACCTCAAGCATTCCTGGGCTGTCGCTTGTCGTTTCATCAGCCGCTACCGACCAAGCTGTAGCCTGCAATACTAATATATTCAGAACTGTAAGTGCCGCTGTAAACGCTCTTCCAGAAATGATAAATTTTCCAGTTTTGATTGAAGTTGCGAACTTCGGTCAGCTTGGTGATATGGTATTAGATAACATAAAGTTCGGGCCTAGAGGTTCGCTTGAGATTATTAATAGGAACTTTGCTAGACCCCAAGCTTTTGCCTCTGGCGTATACTTTATTCCAACAGAAGCCACACTAAATTATTATATACAAGATACTACTGCAAATAATTTATACTCTTACGCTTCTGCATTAGTTGGAAATTCAAATTTACAAGGACTTTTTGATGCGAGTACTTGTTTTAAAGACGCTTCTTGCCTTTCCATTTCTGCCGCTGTATTCAGTTCAACTTCTGATCCTAGATTAGTAAGTAATTGTAATGGATTTGTTTCTATCCCAAATACAGTAGGAATTGCTGCTACAAACAAATCTTTACTAAATAAAGGTTCATTAATAATAGCTAGTAAAAACTCTCCGTTCGGACAATCTTCATCTTCTTTAACTTTTAAAACCTATGATTTGAATGCTGAGACAGCCGACGCAATTACAACTAGAGATGTTAGCACTATAGATTTAGCAAGAGATGGTACAACTCATTTATATTTAAAAGATACAAGTAATTTGTACGGAGCTAACGGATTATTCTACGGAAATATCCTTAATAAACTTGTAATAAATAATTGCGAAGGTCCAATTTTTATTAGAAATTTCTTCTTAGATGGTAGTGGAGTTAACGCCACAACCAATCTAATTGGAGTTGAAATCAATAATTGTACAAACGTATTCTTAGAGAATAATGTTGCAGTAAAATACCGTAGAGCAGGATTCAGAATAAACAATTCAAATGTAACCTTGCTCAGGGGTTGTGTTGCAAGCAGAAACTATGATTTTGATGCTGGTAATGAGCGGGTCGTTGGTGCTTGGTCAATAAAAAGACTATTTGATACCTTTAACTCAACTTACGATTACACTACAGCAAGTGAATCGGCTGGCTTAATAGCTAATAACAGTTTTATCACCGTTAGTTCAACCAGATTATTTGAAGACCCTCTCTACAAAGCTAGAGTCTTAGATAAGTTCGGAGGTTTAGGCATAACTGATTGGGCATCGTACACCAACGTAAATTACATATTCGATTTTAGTAAGAATGCTAACGGAATTATTCTAAATAACTCAACCCTTCGTGGTGGAGATAATCATAACGCTGATTCTGCTGACCATCATCTATACGCTATAAATTTAAACATATATGGCAATACAGATTCAGGTATCAAGGCACTTAATTCTACCATTTCATTTGATGGTAGAATTAATGTATATGAAAACTTGTTTGGAATTAAGCTAGACTCTTCAGTCTTTGAAATTGATAAGTTAACTCTTATCTTTAATCAAAAGACGGGTCTTGAGTGCTATAACTCAAACATTAATTACAACAAGAACCTGATACCCTATGTTTCTATTTCAAACGGCGAAACATATCCGCCAATGATGTTTAGCGGAAATGGTCAGCATATTGTATTAAATGCTTCACGACTACTTCCAACAATAACTTCGGGAATGGATGGAGTTTATCAAGAAATAAAATTCCAAAATTCAATCGGCGTCGAAGACGCATTGATGCAAGATACCAACATCAAGCAGATTGTCCCAGGCATTGAGCTTACCAACGGCTCCCAGGCTGTGCTAGTATCCCCTTTGATGACCCGAGATGCGAATCATGCCCTAGCTACTGCAACAAATGCAACATGCAGAGGATCAGAGCTTGCAGTTCTAAACAACTCAAAGGCTACTTTAAAAGGAACTAGAAGTGGAGCCACCCGCGTATTTGGTCCTCCTGGCAGACAGTTTCATAAGACTACTGCGGGAGTGTACGCTGGTAACAACTCTACTGTAGAATTAAATGGCCCTACGGTAATGGCTCAGTATGGTATTAACCTCCTAGCTGAGAATAATTCAATAATCAACATAAATCCACACAGATCTACCGATGAAGCTGGATTAGATATTAGCTCGTTTAATCTTTCTAATAGATTAAATCACACTTCTGTAGAACTACACTCAACTCGGTCTTGCGTAGTCGTAGACAATCAATCTACATTCAATGCCCGTGATCTAGGATCATTTGCTTTGAACTGGGATGTTACTGGGTCGCATTACTCTAATAGAGTTGCTAGCGGTATTGATTATGCGACCATAACTAAGATACAGCCTTACGTTAGTGCGGGCAGCTTACAGTTTTATCCAAATCCAATTACTCCAGTTTCTGTAACTGGGGGCTATACCGCTGGATTCCAAGGAGTTGATAGCGTTACTGGATTAATTAATAATTCTACATTTAGTAATGCTTCTGATAATAGAACTTTGTATTATCTTGCAAACAGAAACACGGCTTACAACAACTACTCTTCTGTAACTTTTGGTGGAACTTGTGTAAGAGCAATAAATGGAAGTTTAGTTAATGTTCATAATGTTAACTTTCCTTGCGGCTGGTGGAATGCTTCGTCCGCATACTACGATAATACTGTAGGGATTACAGATGCCGGATTGTGCTTTAAGACATTTATCTGGAATCTTGCCGACAACTCACAACTTAAAGCATCCTACACTTCCGTCAGCGGTCTATTTCCCCGTGCGGCAGGATATGTGGGGCCTCAAGGGGTATGGACAAGCGGATCAAACGTGGTAGCCTCAGGACTCCCATCTACAACCCCAGATACCAGCAGTGCTTCAATTCTAGATTACTTTGGGGCGGCTGCTGTAAGTGCTAATCCTTTCGGAAAGACTTCCGCTCAAAACTGGGGTCCGTTTAGAATTTACTTCTCAATAAATCCCGCTGTAAATACTTTAACTGATTTAACTTCAAATACTTACAAGGTTGTTCCTCAAATTTATGCACAAGGGTATCAACCTTCTTCTTCTCTTGTTTGCAGTGGTACGGAAGCTAGTGCCTTGTTCCCGTCTCTTCTACAGAGAAATACGTCAAATCAAATAGTAGCTTCTGGCTATTATTATGGCAATACAATGACAAGCCCAGCAGGGTACACCAGAGTAATTCTAGACGAGTCGGCAGCAGAGACATTTGCAAATGCTAAACACGCCTCTGTAGGTAAGTCGGGCAATGCAAAACTAGTTTCAATATATTACCCTTACAATTCAGTTGTATTAGGAAGTTCGTATACGGATACTGGAGTTAAGTCTCCAAATACATTTGATTTACAGCGAGATAACTAATGGTCCAATTTCAGCAAAGTTCTTATCGTTTCACTGAGCCAATTCGATACTATAAGTCCAATGATCCAATTTATTATGAGGTAGATAATATACCATTAAAGCAGCTACAAGAAAATAACATGTGGCTGAAAGATCAATTAGCGAAATTAGAGTATCAGCAAATCTTTAACACTAGCACTTTTAACAATACTACTGTTAATAGTAGCCGGGCTGGATTCGATGAGCTAAGACCTTACACCAACGGCTCTGACAACAAAGTATACGTTCGCCCAGGGAGATATACTGCTAGAATAAATGATGTATTCAATTTACAACCACTTCAAGTAATTTCTAAACTTACTAATTCAGAGTACATTGATACTTACAATTTTAAAACTAATCGTGATGGACAACTACGATCTATTTTAAATACGTTTAAAACTCAACTCCAAGCTAATTCTTTAGGAATGAATGGATTAATGGAGAGAGCTTTTACAAGAGCTTCAAGAAATTTAGAAGAAGTATCCCAATTCTTGAATGTAACTGATCCAAGGTATCTTCCAATTCCCATATCGAATACAGCAGAAATACCTTACCCATCTACTACTGGACAAGTTTACATCTACAACCTAGCGGTAGGTTCTGTTGATAGTGCAGCTTACGGGGACGCAACAACTGGATTTCTAAGTACAGTATGGCACGAATCAAACTGGATGAAGAAGTGGCGTGGGGTAGCTAGAACTTCTATCGTTGACATCCCATCTCAGTTAGATATAGAGATCCCTGCTTTTAACCCAGATGATTTTTACTACATAAATGAATCTGGTGTTAGAACCAACTTAACTGCTGCAACACAAAGAATAGATTTACTGTTTATCTACTCAAAACCAATTGATGCCTCCGCTGCAACAATTGCAAAGTTTGTTAATGGTTCAAATGTTCCAACTAAGATTTACACCCCAGCTTTGGGCTTAGTGAAAGGGGCTGGAGTAGGCCTAAACTTAGATAATAGAACTTATGACATAGATAAACCTCGTAATGCTGTTCCCTTGCAAGATGAGAACGGCAATCAAATGATCGTGCCGAATATCTCAGACGAGCTTGGGCAAAACCTGGGATTCAGTGGAGTCAAAGGTTCTTTCCCATCTCCAGACGATTTATTGAATTTAGCTCCTACTTTAGTAGAATCTTTAGAATCGGATAACATTGCTCTTCTAGGGCAATCAATACTTCCTATTGCTTACATAGTAGTTAAAAAGAATGCAGCGACTAACGCAAATGGAGCTATTGTTTTAAATCCTGAAGATATAGTCGATATTCGTCCTTTCTTTAGAACTACAGAGTTAGCTTACAATGAGCGTGCTGGTATAGCTGCTGCCCACCCTCAAGTTTCAATAGCTAATCCAGTCGCTACTGAGAACTATGTTGATCTCGTAACCAAGAGATTATCAGATAGAATTAATTTAATTTCTACAGGTAATACAAACAATCCTTCAGTTCCTAATGTCCCTGCAACCCCAACGCAAATATCCCCAAGAATTGTATATTCAGGTTATATCAAGGGTGGAATGAACTGGGGTGTCGAGAAGTCTTTGTTTAACTTTATAAAAACAGTAAATCCCAATCTAAGTGATAATGATGCCGTTGACAGAGTTAGACAACGGTTCGGATACCCTTTAAGCTTACCGTTTTTGTTAAATCCAGATTGGGATATATCGTACTGGGCTAGGCAATTATTAGCACCTAATGATGGGCCTGGATCTCAGGTTTATGATTATCTAAACTTTATACAAGGCTTTCAACCACCAGAAAATAACAATTCAAATCCTTTTAGTCCAAACCCTGCTTTAGGGACTTACAATTCTTTGCCAGCTTTCTTAAAGCAAGCTTATTATACTTGGACTACTGATTCTTTTATGAATCGTCTAGGCAACCATGATTTTGCTATTGTTTGGGTAACTAAGAAATTTGCTATAAATACTCAGCAGACCCCATGGGCTAAAGATTTCAAATTAAATGTAAACTATTTTAATTGTGCTCCCGCTCAATCAGATAAAGGCGGAATCTTCGTAACAAAAGAGATAAGCAACAATGTTGTTAATTTTTCGGTAAACGTAGCTTGGGGAATTGAAAAATCAAAGTTTTACAATCCAAGATATAATAGAACTAACGCATTAACTAGTACAAATACAGCAACTAATCCGAGAATAAACTACTCTAATTTCATAGTCCCTCCAATAGGTATCGTAGATGGTATCGAGGGGGTACAGAATTATCAAGGGTATTCACAATATGGAATAGCAATGTACCCGACATTAAGTTTTGAAGTTATCGGAATTCCCGAAGATTTCGGGGAATCACAAAACTTATCTGATAATAGATACGGGGATACGATAATCATAGCGAGATAGCATGTCTATAAATCTTCCGCAATTATCTCAGTGCGGAGATTATCTCCCTGGGACTGAGCCTAGACGTACTACAAACACTTCTAATGTTGTAGTTCCTAGCATTGTACCTAATGCAATAAGCCCTTCTCCTCCATTCAATGTTCCAGCTTGCCCGCCGGAAGAACCTCCAATACCCCCTCCAATACCCCCTTCAATACCTCAGACACCTACTAACCTCCCTGGGATTATAATAACTCCTTCTATTTCGATAGGAACTACAACATCAAATCAAGGTAATTTAGAATTTACTTCTACTGTTAACGGGTATTCCCAGGATCAATTATCCGAAAATATAATAATCTCAAACAATTATCAAAATACTCCACAGCAAACTAATCAAATACAGTCTCAAGCAGTTCAAAATCAAGTAGCAAACTCATCTCAGATTGCCACTA